TGCCGTCGGCGTGCCGGTCAGTCCCGGACTTGCCAGCGGGGCTTTGAGTGCCAGTGCATTGTTGAGCGCCGTCACCACCGCCTGCACAAACGCGGTGCTGGCAATCTGCGTGGTATTCGTTCCCGCCGGAGCGGTTGGCGTTTTCGGTGTCCCCGTCAGCGTCGGACTGTCTTTCGGGGCGTACTGCGTGTGCGGGTCCGCTGCGGCGATATGTTTTGCCAGCTGGTCATCCACATACACTTTCAGCTCCAGCACCCGGTCATCCACATATTTACGGGTTGCCAGCACCACGGCGGGGTCAATTTTCAGGGTCACATTTTCGGTACTGCTGGTAATCAGTACCATGCGCACGGTCTGCGTGCGCCCGCTCCCCTCCGCCAGCTGCGGCTTGTAGCTCTCCGGGCAGTTGCCGACGGCAATCAACGCGCCGGTGTCATCGAACAGACCCACTTCGCGGATCCACCACCCGCCTTCGGTTTCGGGGATCACCTGCTCCGCAATAATCTGGCTGCTGTTCTGCGGGTCGATGTACAGCATGTTGAGATCGGCCCGGCGCTTTTCAGCAATCAGTTTCGTCTGCTGCGCGCTCGGCGTGGGAAGCACACCGCCGCCGTCGCCCACGGCCATCTGGGTAATTCTCAACGGAACACCAAGCGCGGCGGCGCTGGCCAGCTTCGCCGCGCCGATCTCCGTCAGCAGGGTATAGAATTTTGCGCTCATGGATTCACTCTCATCGTGTCAATAACGTGGACCGCCCCGCCCTCAAAGGCAGTGCCGCCGGAAATAATGGTTTCATTGATATACGGGTAAATCGTGATTTCTTCGCCGGTGTAGGTGGCTGCGCCGACAAAATACGGCCCGCTGGTCTGCAGGTTGATGGACATGCCGATCAGGTGGCGGCTGCAGGGTTTAGCATCACTGATGAGCCGCTCCAGCTCCAGATAGGTTTCTTCCGTTATGCCCTGGTCCTGCACGCCGATATCCAGGCGAAACGTGCCAGGTTGTTCACCGGTCTGCCACCACTCAATGATGCGGATCAGAAACCCGAACGGCTCCACTACGCGACGCACGGCGCTGGTTGTGCCTTTGTGCTGATGGATATAGAACGCATCCTGCACCACCCGGCGCTTCACGCTCTCCGTCCAGCTCTCGTCCCAGCGGTCCACGGAAAACGCCCACGCCAGATACGGCAGAAAGCTGACCGGGCACGTCGCGGGGTTCCACAAATCGCGCAGCGGCACTTCCAGCCCGGAAATCCCGCTGCAGCTTTGCGCCAGTCGGCGCTCAAGCGGCGACGAACCAGGCGGCAGGAGGCTATTCATCCGTCCCCCCGTTGGTCACATTCCACTGCGTGCAGGAGGCGGCCTGCGTTTTGTCCAGCACCACATCAGCCAGTGGAGACGCCAGCTCCACACGCTGCACACCTTCGACATGCAGCGCGGCATACAGGGCACTGCGGCGGATATCACGTCCGAGCCGCGTCTGGCTGGCGATGTACTTCTGCAGGCTGGCCTTTGTCGCTGCCATCACCGGCTCCGCCTCTGGTCCCGGATAAAGGAAGATTGTGGCGTCAACGCTGTAAGGAATGATTTCGGCGCTGCGCACCGTCAGGCGATCCGCCACCGGGCGCACGCTCTCGCTGTTCAGCGCCTTTTCAACCACAGCCAGCAGGTCATTGTCTGCCGTGCCGTCGCCCTCCCGGCTCAGCACGGTGAGTACCACATCCGCCGGTGCCGGGCTGGTTGCGCTGGCATCCGCCACGCGCCCGTCCGCGCTTCTCGCGTGAAACTCATAGGCCGCCGTCGGCCCGGCAACGGACAGACCTTCGAACGCCGCAGGCACGCGCAGGCGCAGCGCGTCGTCGCTTTCCAGAACGGCGGCAACCGGCGGCACGGCGTCGTTGTCGGCAGGCGTTACCGTCAGGCGGTTGACGTTGTAGTTGGCGGCGAGCTGGTCCAGATCGCCACCGAGGGCATACGCCACCATGACCGCCTGCGCGGCCTCGTTGATGCGCTGGCGCAGCAGGACTTCGCGGTACGTGCTTTCCTGCAGCTGTTTGGTGATGGGTTCAGACTCCAGCGCCAGCGTGCGGTCGACGGCAGCCTGCTCATCCGCAGGATAGAGCGCCACAAAAGCAGCCTTGCGTTCAGCCAGCAGGGTTTCAAAATCCGGTACGTCCACAATCTGCGGCGCGGGGAGCTGGGAAAGGTCAATGACCGGCATTGTCTGCTCCTGTAGATACGGAAAGGGAAACCGGCGCGCCGGTTGTGCGCTGCCCGGTCAGGTCAACCACCATAGAGCCATCAAAATTGCTGCTGATGGTGATGGCATCCAGCGTCAGGCGTGGTTCCCAGCGGCTCAGGGCCATATACACCGCCGACATGATCTGCAGGCGCAGCGCCGGGTTCTGCGGCTGGTCAATCAGGACGGACAGCAGGGAGCCATATTCCCGGCGGGCAATGCGGCTGCCCTGCGGCGTCAGCAGAATATCGCGCACCGACTGGCGCAGATGGTCCGTGTCCGTAATGGCTTTCCCGTTACCCTGATTCATGCCGATATACAGCGTCATACCGGGCCTCCCGACGTGTCGCCGCCCTTCATAACTTTGATATGGACATGGTCATCCACCACGATCCCGTTGGAACTCATCGGGCCGCCGCCCTGGGTGACAGCGCCATTAATGACCACTTCACTGTTGATGCGCGTGGTGTCGGCCTCCACGACAAACTCGGCGGTTTTGAGGGTGATATTGTCAGCGGCCTCGATAACCATGGATTTGATACCCCTGACGTGCCAGCGCCCGGTGGCGGGTTCGTACTCAAACCAGCCTCCGTCGGGGTACTGCGTCACGCAACCGTCCAATGAATCCGATGGTGGCGAAAACTGGCTGGAATAAATGGCAGGCAAGGCGAATGCAGTTTCAAGATTGCCGCCCATGCTCAGGACCACCACCTGCTCATCCGGTGACGGACACCACCATGTGCGGGCACCACCGGCGCGCAACGTCAGCCAGTTAATCCAGTTGGTTTCGAGTTCGCCCACCTTTACCCGGCACAGCCAGTTCTCCCGGTCCACTTCGGTCACGGTGCCGGTGCGGATCAGGTTGGTGATAAGGCGCATGATTTCGGTGAGTTGTGCGTTCATGAATTTATGATCTAATAATTTTCATGAACGCTATAGGAGATGGCTTTGTAGGACGCTTGAAACAAAGATGTGAGGGGATCAAACCTTTAGATAGTTTCTCATTGAAACTATGTTTTCAATGTCATTTTTATACATATTCATTAAAGTCGTAACAGTGGCTGTTAACTGTTCAAACTGAACTTCATCGATCATCAATCTCTCACCATGAGCAATGCTGTTCCGAGCATTAACTATAGACTCATCAATATACGGGTAGTATGTTTTATAACCACCCGTATCAATCCCTATTGATCTCGCTATATTATCAAACACCGCCGAACTTAAATTAGATTGGGTATCAACGTAGTTTTCATGTTTTATGGAAGCAACTGCGGTAGTTTTTTCTAGCATCGCAGATAAAAACCTTAAACATGTTTCCACATCCTTTGTTTCAGAGAACCCGTAAATCTCTTTCTTTAATGAATGAGTAATATAAACAAGCTGCAAAGAATCCATTGTTAACTTTTGGTAATGTAAAAAATTCAAAAAATTTTCAGTTGAATTTTTTATAAAACCTTCCCAATGAGAATAACATATAGCAACACCAGATCTTATAATTGTATTTTTCAAAGAACCAGACTTGCCTTGAGCCTGCATTCTCAAATGTATGATCTCCTGAGTTCGCCATGCTTTCTCATTAGTTAGTTGCCTAAATAGGCCGTCACTGGTTCTTATTTCCATACTAATTAAACCATGTAGTTGCTTTGGGTAAAGTTCTAATCAATCTACTCGGCGCGCTTACCCCAGCACGAGCATAATTTGTAAAATCAGTATCAAGCCACATCGCCTTGATTTTATCTTCTATATATTGCGGGGTTTCATTTTCATATTTAGTTATATTAGTAGAAATGCCCTTAGTAATCACCTCATATGCTGAAATCAAAAAACCCCTTGAAAAAGTTGTACCGTCATATTTTTTAAATGCATTTAAACCAACGCTAGAGTGCAACACATCGAACGTTTTTTTAAACACTTCAACTTCACTATCAACATCATAATTATCATCAACGGAAATTGCTCTAGATATTGAATTGAGCCATTCATT